CCATTTAAATAATAAATATCAAACCCAGCAAATAAATTTATTGATTTTGATAATTTATCTTTAGTTATATATTCGCCATCTAATAATGTATTATTATACTTTTTATTTAAAATATATCTTCCAGTAAATATAAAATTTAAATTTGTATTTATTAAAAACATATATCCATTATCATTTATAAATAATAACGTTCTTTGTCCGTCTGCTTTATCTGTTACTATATATTGATTTCTTATATTAGGAATTCTATTATTTTCTTCAGTAAGAGGAACAATATTCTCTACTTGAAGAGTTATTGATGAAGGACCTATAAATTGATTAGAATATACCATATTTTGTTTTTGTGCAATTTCTTTTCCAAAAATCATTTCCAAATAATTCTTCGAAACATATGAAAGCTGTGTAAAAGAAACTGGATAATTGGTTAATTGTAATCCCATCAAGACATATTTAATTACTTTTTTAATTTTCATAGATAATTCATCTACAGTTGTAGATTCTTTTATTTTCGAATTATCAATTTCCAATTCTATTTCATATTTTTCGTGTTTTTTAAATAATTGAGATTCATTAAGAGTATATGATTTATATTTTGGGTTTGATGATTTAATAATACTAATATCTACTTTAATAGGATAATCTGGATGAGTTAGTGTAACTCTATTAATATATCTAAAAAATTTTTTTTTATTATCCCATTGACTTAAAATAGTTCTTACTTGTTCTGAGGTAGTAGAGAATATTTGTTCTGTTGAATAAACATATTTTAAATTATAATCGGGATTTTCTACTGGTTGAATAATAATAGGTTCTGTACCTTCTTTTATTATAGTAGCGGGTTTCTTTTTTTGAAATTCGACTGAATGTGGAAAATCATTTATTAATTTATCCATATTTTCATTGATACAATAATGCTGTATGGCATTAATACCATCTATTTCTGCTCTCAAATTTTCAATATAAATTCTCATTAAATCAACACCTTGTGGATTCTCTGTTTTAAATTTAAAAGATAATAATTTTTGTATTACATTATCATAATCTACTTTTGTATATCTTTGACCAATTGTATATTTTCTATATCTACCTTGTTGGACTTCTCTTTCTCCAGAAAATCGTACCTCTAATTCAGAAGCCCTTGAGGTATATGGTTTTGAATCTAAATAATATTGTAATAATTTTTCCAAATTTAAATTTATAGTATTTGGACTTGAGTTCATTTGATTAATATAAAGTTATATAATATATTTATATCAAATCAATTTTATAAAATATTACAAGTCTTCATTAAAAAAGATTTTTCTATATTGTTCAATAAATTTATCTTTATAAATCTTTTTTTTTAAATGGCTTCCAGAAATTTTATCTTGAAGCATAAATATTATAAAAAATAAACTATACACACCACATTCTGTATTTCCAAATTGATGTTCTATTGGATGATTTTGGTCGAAATGAAATTGAATCGGAGGATGTAATTGTTTTCCTTGTTCTGTAATTTTCTCTACTAGTTTCATTATCTGTTTCGGAATTTTATCTCCAGCACTATCAAAATAATATATATCTGCTTTTTTTATATTAATAAATAGAGAAACCCAATGACTTCCACTTTTATAATGAGGATCCAAATTAAATATAATTCCTATTTTATTTATATTCTTCTTTATTTCATTTTTTAAACTAAATTCACATAATTCTTCCCAAACACATTGACCATTTATGTTATGTGTATCATAATCAATCGGTGATGGACCAATAAAATTAAAACATTTATAGGCATCTTCGTATTGTTTCATTACATTCATTATATCTACACTACTCAACCATTCATTGGGATTGAGTTTCCATTCATCTGGTGATTTCGGAGCATACATATCATCCAACACTTTTTTCATTTCACCACTTGTAAAATGTTGTTTTAACCAACAAGTCTCTTTATTACAAGTATTTCCCAAAAATTGTTTCAACAAATTCCATATATCTTCCGGCGACTTTGAATGTATCATTACATCTGGATGTCGAACATTCCACATTTCTCTTAATTTTAATAATACATCATCCGGTAAACACGTATACCTCTTATTATTTCTTTGTTTTGAAATTGGACTACATTGAAGCTGAACCAAATTATTATATTTTTGTTGAAGATTTAATTGTTTTGATTTTAATATACGTTTATATTTATTTCCTCCTTTTTTTGTCTGATGGTGTTTTATTTTTCTTAGAGAAATGTTGATTCTACGTCTTTTTGTATTCATGTAATTTCAATATATTATAAATTATTATAATATATAGATTATGTATATCAATTCAAATAAGTTATTCCTTTTGTTTTGTATTGATTATGAGACAAATTTATTTCTTTTTGAATCGGCAATTTAACTGTTTTTTCTTCTTGTGTTTTTTTTATTTTTACAAAATTATCTAAATTAGGAACATTGTTTTTCGGTAATAAAAATGATTTTATTATTTCTTCATCATTTATTTTCTCTACTTTTTCTTCCTCTTCTTCTTCTAATTCCATTTCTTCTAATAATTGTAATCCTATATAATCTTCTTGAAATAAATCTGTTTCATCTAATAATTTAAAATATTCAATCGTTTCTCTTATATAATTCTCAAATGCTCTATTAATATTATTTGGATATGATTCTTTTTTATTATCCATTAAATTTCTAGTTAAATTATTAATTCTCTTTTTATAAAATTTTTTATCTTTTTTATAACAATCATCAATCCTTTCTTTTTTTAAATTTATTAATCTTTCATATGTTTTTTTATTAATAAGATAATCGATTGTAATTTCAGTTAATATTCTATTTTCATATTCATTTTCATTATTCTCTACTCTTTGATTATTTACTTCTTCAATCATATAAATGATGAATATATTAATATCAATTATTACACTTTGAATAATTTGTATTTGATAAATTTTTAATAGCCACTCTTGTACTATTATTAAACGGACACTGAGCAAGATTCGATGGATTTGGATTAAATTTATTAAATATTTCTTTATGAAATAATCCTTCAAATTCTTGTTTTACATTACTATTCGTATTAAAAGATAAATTATATAAATCACTATTACTATTTGGTACATATACATCATCATTACATTTATTTAATGGATAGATTTGATTTCTTAATTGAGATTCTATATTTACATTACTTGCAAATCCTGACCACGGTGAAATTGTATTTCCGGGATTAAATATTTTTTCTGGTGAATAAGTAGGTAGCGTTGTCATTGGAACACTAATTGATACTCTTGGATCTACAATAGGAAGTATTGAATATTTCGTCATCACAGGTCTTATATTCAAATATGCTTGTAAAGGCTGAGATGGAATATTTCTATTATATATTCTATGATTTGTTTGACTCTGTACTTGAGAATTTGGAAGACAATTTGATATTTTATAATAATCATTTGCAATCATTTGAGGATCTATTGATGACATATATATAGTATATATAATTTAAAAATACTTATTTATAAACTATAATTATAATGTGTGGTATTTTTTCTCTATTAAATAATAGTTTTTTAAATGATAAATTGGTTTCTAAGTCCTTCAATAAAGGAAAAAATAGAGGACCTGAATTTTCGGTTCTAAAAAAAATAAATATTTTATGTGAATTTGGATTTCATCGATTAGCTATTAATGGATTAAATGAAATTTCTAACCAACCTATTACAATTAACGATGTTACTTTGATTTGTAATGGAGAAATTTATAATTATAAAGAACTGTATCAATTCATAAATGTAGAGAAAACAACCGATTCGGATTGTGAAATTATTATTCATTTATATTTGTTGTATGGAATTGAATATACACTTCAATTGCTAGATGGTGTATTTTCATTTATTCTGTGTGATGCAAGAATCACTGAAAATTTTGATGATACTAAATTATTTGTTTGTAGAGACCCATATGGTGTCAGACCATTATATCATTTAAAACCAGTTATCGATAAAATAAATATTCATTGTTTTGCCTCAGAAGTAAAAATGTTAATTGATTTACATACCCAAATAAAAGATACACACGAAATTGTTCATTTTCAACCCGGAACATATAGTCTTTTTCTTTTACCTTTTCGTGTTTCACCTGTTTGGGAAACAACCATTTCAAATAAAGTATATCACACACTTGGCTTTACTTCTTGTATAACAAGCATCCATCTCTCAGAAAAAGAAATAATGTTTACTATTAAAAAATTATTAACCGCTTCTGTAAAAAAAAGAGTATTGAATACAGATAGACCTATCGCTTGTCTTTTATCTGGCGGATTGGATAGTAGTTTAATTACTGCTTTAGTAAATAGTTTTTCTCCAAATGTAGAGACATATAGCATTGGATTAGAAGGTTCTGAAGATTTAAAATATGCAAAAATTGTTGCAACTTATTTGGGAACAAAACATACCGAAGTTGTGTTGACAGAACAAGACTTTATTGAAGCAATTCCAGAAGTAATTCAAACCATTGAAAGTTATGATACAACTACGGTGAGAGCTTCTATTGGTAATTATTTACTTGCTAAATATATCTCTACTCATTCAGAAGCAAAGGTTATATTTAATGGAGATGGTTCAGATGAAGTATGTGGTGGATATATTTATATGGATTATGCTCCGAATGAATTAGAGTTTGATAGAGAAACAAAAAGATTATTGACAGATATTCATAAATTCGATGTATTGCGTTCTGATAAATCTATTTCAAGTAATGGGTTGGAACCCAGAACACCTTTTCTGGATAGAACATTTGTTCAGTTTTATCAAAGTATTCATCCTTCTATTCGACATCATAAAAAATCAAAACAATGTGAAAAATATTTATTAAGAAAAGCATTTAATGACAGTCAATTATTACCAGAAGAAGTTTTGTGGAGAAAAAAAGAAGCATTTAGTGATGGTGTAAGTAAACATACACGTTCGCTATTTGTTATTATACAAGAATATGTAAATAAATTAGATTCGATTCCTTCTTCTATTTATACATTTAACAAACCTGATACTCAAGAAAAAAAATATTATCGTCATTTATATGAATCTTTTTATCCAAATACAGAAGAATTAATTCCTTATTTTTGGATGCCTAAATGGGTTAATGCTACGGACGCAAGTGCTCGAACTTTAGATAATTATACCAACTAATAATATGAAATTATTTTTTGAATATAATCCTAACCAACAAGTAACACTTAGCAAAAATGGATTATGGTCATATCAAGTTTATGAAACAAATGTTTTCTATGATGAAAAAATGTCTCTACTCGCTGGAACAAGAGTAGAGACAAAATTAATAAAAGATCCAAAAGAAAAAATAGCAATTAGACAAAACATTTTTTATTTGAATGAAGGAACCATTTGTCTAGCAAGTAGCCAATTAAATTCACCAGAAATAAAAATGTTTGAATATACTATTCTTTATGGAACAAATAAATTCTTAGGAGCAAAAGGGGTTGGATATGCTTCCAATTTACCTCACTCTACAAATGTGGTAATTGATATACAATTTGAAAATAATTATGTAAATTGGATAATGATTGTATTCTTTTTATTCATAATTTTCTGTTTATTATTTATAAAATTTAAAAAATATAAATGATTAAAAATCAATATAATATGAATTATATTGATTTGAATATATTTTTAGACAAACTAAATCGCAATA